AGCCCTGAATCAATGCAACGTGCGGGTGATACGTTTTACCGCCCTCAAGATTACCACATGAATGTTGTGACTGGTCTTGATGTTTCAGGTGCTTCTAAAACTGACTTGATTGAACGTCAAATTCCAACAGTTTATAGACAGCCAGATAATATTATTTGGGAACTAAACGCAAAAGAAATGCGTGATGAGCAACACATGATTAAATCAGGTCAAGCAGCTTCAAAACGTCTAGCTGCTGAGATTGATAAAAATCTATATAGTGTTATTGCTAACCGTGCTGGCATGGTTGTTACATCAGCCGCTGCCCTATCATGGGAAGATGCCGCGCAAGCTGAGGCCGTTATGTTATCACGCGGTATCTCTCCTGCTGGTTCAAAGTTGTTTATGAATCCTTTTGATTATAAGGATGTAATTAAAGACCTTGGAAATCGTGCTTATATGACCGACTGGTCAAAGAGTGCTTATGATCGCTCACAAGTTCCAGATATTGCAAACTTCCAAACGTTCCGCACAGATAACCAAGCTAATCTAATAGCTGTTGGTACTGTATCAGGGACAACTTCAAACGGTTCGCAATCTCACACAGTTACAGCAATGACGGGTGACGTACCAACTGATAACCGTCAAATGGCTTATAGTGTCGCTGGTGCTAATATTGCGAATACTAAGAATGGCGATGCCTTTAGTATTGCAGGTATTAATGCTGTTCATAATATTGACAAGACAGACACCAACCAACCAATGACATTCCGTATTGTCTCTGGTGGCGGTACTGCATCTCTTATTATTAGTCCTGCGATTATCGCAACTGGGCCATATCAGAATGTAACCGCTGTATCTGCGGGTGGTGCTGCACTTACGTTCCTTAATATCGCTGACAACCCTGTGAATGTGTTCTGGGGTGAGGATGCTGTATCTCTTGATTATGGTAAACTTGCTTTCCCGACAGATGAGGGCGCAAAGGTTATGACTGCTAATACTAAAAATGGTGTTCCGTTGATTATGTCTTATGAATTTGATCATCTAAAAGCGGTTACAACAGTACGTTTCACAACTCTTTATGCGGCCACTGTGTTGCAGCCTGAGCGTTGCGGGATTATCTTACCGAACCAAACTTAATCTAAGTGAGGGCGGCTATAACGGTCGCCCTCATCATAATCAATTCAAAGGAAAACAAATGACTGTAATGTTATATAAAAAAGGCACTAACCACAAACTCCATGATCTAATGGTTGATTATATTATTGTTGACGAGTGTGATGTTGATAAATCCAAGGCTGAGGGTTGGTCTGACAGTCCCGCTGATGCTCATAAAGGGTTGTCCCCTGATGATATTAGGGAAGCCAAGACGGCTAAGATGTTAGCAACGAGAGCAGCGAATAAAGAAGCTAAGGAAAGCAAATGAGCTGGACAAAGAGAGAGGTAATAGAGCAAGCATATACAGAGATTGGCCTAGCTGGTTATACTTTCGATGTGCAGCCAGAAGAGTTACAGAATGCTATGTATGTTCTTGATAGTTTGATGGCGGAATGGGGACAGATTAACACCGTTATCGCATACACATACCCTTTCCCTGATACTAAGACCTCTGGTGATCTGGATGACCCTACAAATATTGCTGATGAGGGTAATCGCGCCATGTATTTGAACCTTGCTACGTTGATTGCAGCGGGTGAAGGTAAGCAGGTTCTACCAAAGACCACAACAGAAGCAGAGAAATCATATATTCGGTTCGTTGGCCGTTCGGTTAGATCGGTGACAATGAAGTCAAGCGGAACAATTAAAGGCGCGGGATATAAGAACACATATTATCCCTTTACATAAATGACACAATTCCAAATATTAAACGGCATATATACAGACGGTGAGCCAAGTTTTAGAACTGCTTATCCTCGCAATATGATTCCAGTCCCTAAAGAGCAAGGTATCTCTAAGGGCTACTTGCGCCCTGCTAATGGTGTTCGCTCCTTTGCTACTGGTGAGGGTGATGACCGAGGGGGTATCTCTTGGAATGATGAACTATACAGGGTTTCAGGAACTAAGTTAATCAAGATTGCATCTGATGGATCGGTGACTGTAATCGGAGATGTTGGCTCTGGCGGATATTGTGACTTTGATTATTCCTTTGATTATTTGGGTGTTTCATCTGGCGGGAGACTTTATTTATATGACGGTACGGTGCTAACACAAAACACTGATCCTGATTTAGGGATAGTATTATCTTTCATCTGGATTGATGGCTACTTTATGACAACGGACGGAGAGTTCTTGGTTGTTACAGAGCTTAACGATCCGTTCTCAGTCCTTCCGTTTCGTTATGGTAGCTCAGAGATTGATCCTGATCCTATCGTGACGGTGTTAGAGTTACGAAATGAAGTTTATGCTATAAATAAGCATTCAATCGAGGTCTTTAATAATCTGGCTGGTGGTGTTGAGTTTCCTTTCTTTAGAATAACAGGTGCGCAGATACAAAAGGGCGCGGTCGGTACTCATGCTGCTGTCGTGTTTAATAATCAAATAGCTTTTGTAGGCGGAGGCCGTAATGAAAGCCCTGCTGTATATTTAGGATTGTCTGGAATTGCAAACAAAATATCTACACAGGAAATTGATAAGATTTTAAAGAGCTATGATGATTTGTCGGATATTGTAATTGAGGCTCAAAAGGACGAGTCCCATGATTGGCTTCTGATACATCTACCTGACCAAACAATAGTTTTTGATGCGGCTACATCTCAAGCGTTAGGGACATTCGTATGGTTCTATTTATCAGGCGGCATATTAACACCTACTCAATATCCTGCGCGTGGATTGGTATGGGTTTATAATAAGTGGATTGCGGGTGATCCTATCTCTTCAAGAATAGGCGAGCTGGTGACAGATGTTGGCAGTCATTATGGTGATGAGATTAAGTGGGAGTTTGGCACTACATTAATTTACAACGGTGGCAAGGGTGCTATCGTATGGGACTTAGAGCTTGTTTGTTTGACTGGTTCTGTTGCTCTTGGTTCGAATCCTGCTATCACGTCACAGTATAGCAATGACGGGATTACTTGGTCAAAGGCGCGGTCTGTTGATGTGGGTAAAATTGGGGAGCGCAACAAGCGTATTGCATGGAGAAAGAATGGAAGATTCAAGAGCTGGCGGACTCACAGGTTCTTTGGTTCATCTGACGCGCATATCTCTATTGCACGATTGGAAGGTACGTTGGAGGCATTGGCATTTTGACAACCTTTAACCCACCAACAAGACAGCAATTACAGAATTTAGTTAAGGATGATGACCGCTTATTAAAGTTATTTGAAGAGCTATTTAGATCATCTGGTCAGATATTGCCTAATGATATTACGTCTATTGAAGGTGCTATTCAGGACGGTGTTATTTCTGCGCTTCAAATGGGTCGTATCGGTTCTTTAATAGATCAAAAACTAGACGACATTCGCTCACTCAAATTAGGGCAGATTGTTTTTGTATCTGATAAGTATGATTTCCCTGCTGCGGTAAGCGGTGTAATAACCTTGTTAGATAATGTTACTTATTTCGTGACTGCTGATGTAGACCTTGAAGGTGACAGGTTTATAGGTGCTGCGAACACGGTGTTTATGGGGTCTAGCCCAGAGAATTGCAAGTTAACATCAACGGGGCTTGTGGGTGCGCTTATAACAAGCGATAAAACAATGTCTCTATTTAATATTGGGTTTTATGATGTTCATGTCTATGATTTAAGCGGGTCAATTGGGCAGGCTATTGATTGGTACAAGGTTAATTTCGTTAATTGCCCTACTATTGGTAATATGGAGGATTATGACAATGCTATCTTTGATACGCTCGGCATCCTTAATAGTGCTAATATGTCTTTTGATGGCACGATAGGGACAATCGGATTTGAAAATACGATCTTTCTTGGTGTTCCAAATGAAACAACTATTATATTTCCAAGTAGTGCAACGGTAACAAGAAGATTTAGAATTATTTATAGCGCATTGATTGCTGGCGCTGCTACTTCAACTGCGATTGAGGTTAGTCCTTCTGCAACTATACCCATAGAGGGCTATATTCTTGATAGCTGTAATTTTTCGGGTGGTGGTACGTTTATTGACGGTGTTCAATATGATGATAATAAAGCTATGTTTTCCAATAATATTGGGATCAATAACAGTACGGAAGTAGCTAATTATTACATGATTGGTAACGCTACGGTGACACCTACAACGTCTGGAACGCCTACTAAGATATTAGGGACAACTACTGACGATCCGATAACCCAAAGGTTTACTCATTCAAACAATAGAATGACATATACGGGGGGTGTGGCGCGGATATTCCAAGTTACTGCAACCGCTGCTCTATCATCTAACAATAATAATGAACTTGCTTTATTTGTTGCAAAAAATGGGACTGTTATAAATCAATCTAGGGGCTTAGGTACAGCCAACGCGGGGGGTCGAGCAGAAGGTCTTAGCTCTAATGCTTTAGTTGAGCTACAAGAGAATGATTATATTGAAATGTATGTTGATAATTTAACAGGCAGTAATAATGTAGTAGATATTGATTTAAACGTAATTATCGGAGTTTTTAAATGACCGTAACAGCAACAGTATTATTACAAGATAGATATATATCTAATACGGAAGCCGCTTTATTTACCGCAAGTTCTGTGACAATTATAGACGCAGTGACGGTAACTAATATTTCAGGCGCGGTGTTAAATTTCAGTTTAAGTATCATCCCTAGCGGTGTGTCTGCTGACAATAAGACTGTTTTGATAAAGTCTAAAGATATACGGGTAGGTGAGTCTTACTTATGCCCTGAATTAACAGGACATGTAATGAGCGCCGCTAGTTTCTTAAGCGGTATTGCAAGCGCGTCTGATAGCCTTAATATACGTGTTTCAGGCCGCGTAATAACCTAGCTTGATATAAGAGATTAATATGTTATAATGATTCCGTTGAGTAACGGACTTCCAACAGCCACTAAAGAAGGTAGATCATGTTACAAGATATTTTCAAACAATTAGAATTACCTCAAGACGCCAATGACTGGCTGTGTGATCTTTACGCTTGTATTCAGGTGTTTGATGACATTGCTGATGGTGATGAGGTTAGTCGGAAAGACTTAAATCATTGTATATGGTCGTCTTTAGTTGGGATGAATGTTAACAGTTTCTTTAAGGCGAACTCAATCAGCTTACTCCCCGTAATGGCAACAGCTATATTTAAATGGCAAGGGTCAGATACCGCAGAGCGCAAGGGTCAAGTTGATGAGAGATCATTTATGTGGCGAGCAAGCTTCTATGATGTAGTTATGATTACATATTTCATTTGTCACGGTCGAGAACTAGCGGAAGAGAACGCGGCTATTATCATGAATCTATACGGTGAAAATTACCAAGAATATAAGGAAGAATTTAATGCCTGATCCAGTTACAGCAGTTGTTGGCGCAATTTCAATTGGCGGCAGTTTACTAAGCTCAAGCGCTAAGAAGAGCGCAGCAGGGCAAGCAAGTCAATCTCAAGTGGACGCGGCACAGTTAGGAATAGATGAAACAGGAAGACAGTTTGACGTTGTTCAAGAGTTACTTTCTCCTTATGTGGAAAGTGGAGAGGTTGCGCTAAGCGGTCAGGCTGCTTTACTTGGTTTAGCGGGAGATGAAGCGCAAGCATCAGCAATTACAAATATTGAGAATAGCCCACAGTTTACCTCTTTAGTTCAGCAGGGTGAGCAAGGCATATTGCAAAATGCTTCTGCTACAGGTGGTTTACGTGGGGGTAATACTCAAGCAGCCTTAGCGCAATTTAGGCCGCAAGTTCTTTCAAATTTAATTCAGCAGAGATTCGGCAATCTTACAACTTTGTCATCATTGGGACAAGCTTCTGCGGCTGGGGTCGGTAATGCAGCAACGGCAGCGGGTCAGGCGAACGCAAATCTATTTGCACAGCAAGGAGCGGCTCAAGCGGGGGGTTTCCTTGCGGCTGGTAAAGCTGATGCAAGTTTCATTAACGACATCGCAAAAACTGCTGGTAATTTTATAGGTTCAGATGCTTTCAAAGGATTATTTTAATGGTTAACCCGATTAATTTTGCATTAGATGTTGCAAGCCCCGTTGATAGTTTATTGCAGGGTATTTCATCAAGTGAAAATAGAGAGAAAAGAAACACTTTATTTGACCAGCAGCAGCAGGATAGGACTGCCAAACTGAAAGAAGTTGAGCGACAAAGACAGGTTGCGATTAACTTTCAGAAGGATATGGTTAATCTTGCTGACAATCCGACCTATGAACAGTTTAGAGCGGTAATAGCTAAGAACCCCAAAGACCTTAAAGCGATTAAAGATTACTATGAGACTTTAAATAAGCCAAACAAGGAAGCTACTTTACTTGGTGTTGGTCAGGTTTATGCAGCACTAGATTTAGGTGAGATTGACGTTGCTAAGAAACTAATGACTGATCGCATTGAAGGCTTAGAAAATTCAGGTCGT